ACCGCCAACTTCGCCACCGAAGAAGTCGTGGCCCTCGCCGACTTCGGCTACGACGACGTCGTCAACGCTCAGTTCCTCCTCGACACGGCCAAGGCCGGCGAACCCCGCTCCTTCCTCGTGGGCAACGGCTACCTGAAGAGCCTCCGCAATGACGCTAAGATCTACGGCTCCCTCAACCCGGCTGCCAACGCCGTCGTGACCTCCGGCTCCATCGGCCAGGTCTCCGGCATGGACATCTACCAGTGGAACCAGATCCCCGCCGTCGAAAATCTCGCGGGCGTGGCCATCGGCCCCGACTCCCTCCTCGTCGCCACTGGCGTTCCGATGGCTGAAATCGCCGGCTTCAACGCCAGCGTCGCCACCGCTGAGTCGGGTCTCTCCGTCCAGGTTCTCGTCGGCCAGGCTGAAACGGGCAACATCCGTTGCATCGCTCAGATCCTCATCGGCGCGAACAAGGGCCGCGGCACCTCGGCCGTCCGTTACGTCACCGCCTAATCGGCCTGACATCGAAAACGGGGGCTCCGCAAGGGGCCCCTTTTTTGTGCCTGTTTGCCAATGGCCGCAGGGTTATGAGTTTGTACGCAGAGTTCCTGCCTGACGCGAAGGAGATGATCGCGGACTTCGGGGTCGCCGGTTCGGCCAACTCTGGGGCGATTACATTCAAGTGTCTCATCTCCGACCCGGCCGTTCAGACCGTGCTCGAGGCTGGGGGCTATATGGAGCGAACCCAGTACAACGTCCGTCTCCCCGCCGCAACGGCCTCCTGGAGCCTCCCAGACGGCTCTACGGGGGCATCCACGGCCATCATCGTGTCGGGCTCCCCCATCGCATCCCTTGCCCAGGGCAAGAAGATCGTGGCCGGCGGGAAGAACGTCCGCATCACGACCCAGACCTATAAGCCCGGGTCGGCGTGGGTGACCCTCGTCGTCATTGACGATAACCAGTGATGCCCAGCAAGGTCTCCATTGAGCCGAAGTCCCTTGCGGAGTTCGTGGAGGCCTGTCGGCAGTTCGCGGCTGGGATGAAGATTACCATGCGCGACGCAGTCCTCGAGCAGGGCATGCTTGCCTGTCAGGATGCGGCCAAGTTCACCCCTCCCCTTCCCCGCGGCGGGGGCAACGGCCTGAGCCCTGGGGCGAAGAAGGCGGGCTTGAGGGCGGTCGCCGGAGACATCTCCAAGATCTTCGTGGCCGCAAACGACTCTTCGGAAAGGGGCGTTGCTGGAAACATCGTCAACCAAATGGCCTTTGCAGTGAAGACGGGCGACTTCGGCATGTTCACCCGCCTGACTGACGGCGGCAAACTCTCTGGCATGCTCGGCCAGCGCAGCATCCTCTCCAAGATCGCGGCGGACGCCGACAAGCAGCGGGCCTTTGCCAAGGCCAAGAACTTCCTGAACAGGGCGAACCCCGTGAAGAGCGAATACGGCACTCCGGGTTTTGTGCGTGACCTTAGGCCCATTCATAACCAGGTCAAAAGCCGCTTCGGCGGACGCATAAAGAAAGGGCAACGTGCCATCTCTGCCAAGTTACTCGTGCAGGATAAGAACGAGCTTAAGGAATATATTGAGGCCCGGCAGAAGATGGTCGGAGCCGTCAAGTCCGGCTGGGCGAAAGGTATGGCAAGTCTTCCTCGACCGAAGGACATGAACGGCCAGCAGGGCGAACCTGGCGCCGAGCTGCGCAAGGCAACTTGGATTACCTCGCATTCCGGCGTGGCCGGCAATAGTGTGACCACATTCACTGACAAAATCGCCGAAATCGCCGTGACCAACACCCTAGGCAACATCAACGGCATCGCCGACGAGGCAGGAGTCCTCGGCCTAGTCTACGGCAACCGCGTGAAGCAGATGCCCGCCATGATGCGTCATCGCATGAAGAAACCCGTAAACAAGTTTAACAAGAAATAACCATGTCCAACTCCATCCGCCACGTCGTCGAGGCCACCCTTGCGACCTACCTCTCGACCCAGACTGGTCTCGCCGGCGTGCAGATCCTGACGGGCGACAGCAACGTCACCCAGACCCTGCCCAAGGCGGTCGTCCTCTGCGACTCCGCCCGGGCCCCTGGCGACATCCAAGAGGGCCTTGGGAACTACGAGTGCTCCGTCCGGGTCACCCTGTTCTCCAATGCCGACGACACGACGCTGGCCGTCCACCGCGAGCGCTGCGCCGCCCTGTCGGACTGCATGAAGAGCCTCGACCTTATCCAGGCTGCTTTCGCGGCCACGAGCGGCGCGGCCCTGTGCTACGACGTGACTTATCGCTCCGAGGACGAGGGCATTGACGAACGCTCCTGGGCGACCTCTTTCGCCTTCGACGTGCTCACTTGCCTCGACCCCGAGTAGGTTGCCAATTAGGGCAGGAGTAAGATGAGCGCTACGAACAAAGGTGTCACCTGCCTGTACGGAATTGGAGCCGGCCAAGAGGCCTCGCTTTTCGTTCAAAGCTACACGGTGACCTCTGGATTCAACAACACGGCCACCGTCGTCGACGAAGAGGGTCACACCGTCACCTCCCGTTACGACGACATCCGTACCGAGATTATGATCGAAGGCGTCGCCAAGTCCACCGGCATCCCTCAGCTCGGCGCCACCCTGACCTTCACGGTCAAGACCGCCTCGGCTTATCCGGGCGGCACCGCTTCCGTCTCGGCCAAGGGAACTATCACCAAGGTCGACGATCGTGGCAGCTCGAAGGGTTTTGTCAGCGTGTCAATCACTGCTGAGGCCTTCGAGTACATCACCTACTAATTGACACCCCCGCAAGGGGAGTAGTCTTGAGGGAGTGGATAGGCGCTTCCTCAATAGCCAGGTCGACCCTGCTCCGTTCAAGTTACTAGGCAGGACTCTTTACCCGTGGTGCCTCAAGTACCGCGTGCGCCTGCATGCGTTCGACTCGCCCCTGGTTATGCCAGGGAAGGACGTTAGTCCTGCCGACCTCCTCTTCGCCTGCCAAGTCTGCGCCGAGGAGCCGCTTGGCAAGGTCGGCCTGATTGACCGCCTTCGCCTGTCTAGGCTTAACGACAACCCTGCGCAGTTTGAGATGCTACTCAGGGCCTTCGCCGGCTACATCCTCGTCGACAACTGGCCCAAGTTCTGGGAACAGGACGCGAAGAAAAGCGGCGGGAGCAAAGGCCTACCATGGCCGATGAGCGTAGTGTCTAACTTGATTGCCAACGGCATCGACGAGAAGCGTGCCTGGGAGATGCCCGAGTGTCAGGCCATCTGGCTTAACGCGGCCTTCGCCATGCGCAAGGGCGTCGACGTGGCAATCATGTCGCCGGAGGAGGAGGCCTACATCGAAGAGCAGCTGAAGGCCGGCGAAGGGGAAGCCCCCGTTGCCAATCCCGCAGGGTAAAGAGCCCATGGCCCAAGACCTTACCGTAAACATCAAGACGACCTCGGACGTTCCCCAGGCAATGGGGAAGGCTAAGACTGCCGTAACTGGATTCGACAAACAGGTTCAAGACATCGGAAACAAGTTTAAGAACTCGTTTAAAGACATCTTCCTAGGATTCACCGCGCCCATGGTCTTAATCAACGGGCTGATGAGCATGATCACGAGCAAGATTGAAGAGGCTCGTCGCACGGCAAAGGAAGGATTTGACCTCATCGCATCAGGCGAAACCAAGTTCGCCACCTCAGAGCAGAAGAAGTTCGCCAACTTCCTGAAGATTAAAGCAGAGACAGAAAAGGAGGCAGCAGACGTAAAGGAGGGTAAGATTGAAATGACCCGTCAATACCTCGAAACCGATGCGGGGAAGAAGTTCCTAGAGGACGAAGCAAAAGAAAGGTCTAAGGCGAGCGGACGACGTGAACGTCAGTTGAATCCTAACACGGCAGTCCATTACGAAAGCATCCAAAAGAAAGCCCTTGAGGCGTTCCTTAACTCCGACGAGGGAAAAAAGTTTGCCCCTATCTTCGATGGCAAGGCCGGCAAAGACACCCAGTTCAAAGGCCCCGAAGGCTTCGGCAGCGTGATCGGCGTCGGCGCCAACCCGGTCATGGAAGCGATGACCAGGCAGACCGAAATCCTCGAGGAAATTAAAGCCGTCCTCGAAGCCTCCCGCCCAAGCGGCGGCGGCGTTCCCGTTCCCTTCACCGAAGGCCCTGCTTCTCTTCGCCGCGAGTTTACCACCTAACATGCCATTCGTCACAAACGGAGATTCCCTCAACGCCCCGATCATCCTCCCGGGATGGACGTACAACCGCGACCCGTTCGGCCTAGGCACGTCGACGACCAAATATAAATGCAACTGGGACGTCGACATGGCGGCCTTCGCGGCCCGCGGCCAACCTCACCCCGACTCGACCTATTCCTTCCTCAAGGCTAATTCCTATTCCATCAGCTGGGACGCCCTGGACATTGCGACCCTGACCGTGGACTACGTCGGCATCCCGCCCAGCGTAAACGGCGGCGTATTCACCAACCCTAACACGTCTTCGGCTAACGGACTGACGGCCGAGAACATCACCAGCCACCCGAACTTCTTCAACACCCCTGTGGGTGCCGGCTATCTCGGCCCCATCGCCGGGCCTTCTCCTTATGTTCAGGATGCCCCTGACAACTATGCCCCGATCGTCAACGGCGCTCCTGCCTACATGGGCAATAACGGAGCATGCTTTGAGAAACCCAGCGGCGGCCGTTTCATTGGTTTCGTCAATCCGACCTTCCCTCAGTACTACGGCAAGACGCAGTATCTAGCAAAGACCACGACGTATTCTGGCGTGATGTACACGACTCAGCTAGGGAACGTGCAAGCCCTTCTTGCTCTACTCAACACGGCCACTGCGACAAACTCGTGGGGCGCGTCATTCCCGCTTCTTCCCGCGTGGGCCCCCATCGGCGTGGGCGACTTCGGCAACAACGTAAACCTCCTCTCTCAGGTCAACGTCGAGGAGTACGGCGCTCTCTACAAAATGATGTATGAAATCCGCTATGCTAAGGCCGGATGGGAGCGCGACGTCTACGTCAACATCGGATGAACATCCAGCCCGGAGTCGGTTACACGTTCACCTCGTCCAGCCAAGGGACGAACATTAACATCGAGCAGCCATGGAGTCAGTGGGACTCCACAGGCGCCGCGGTGCAGGCGATGACCCAGCAGTTCCAGTTGCGCTCCGTCCGCATCGGCACGACCAACAAGCTGCAAATGGCGAAGGGCACGGTCGCCTTCACGCAGAGCAACATGCCCCGCGTACGCCTAGGCGGCCATTACGACCAGCGCCAGACGTGGATCAGCAAGGTCGCCGTCTATGGCTCCGGCGTCTCCCGCGTGGCCGGCACAGGTTCGCCCGTATGGATGGAGGCGGGTGGCTATTACAACATCACGACCGCGGGGACGTACTACGTCACGGTCAGCAAGTTTGACATCAACCAGTCTAACGACGACACCGAGTCCGCCCTCCTCAACGCCGAGGCCCCTTGGGTTTCCATCTTCCCCGTCGGTGACCCTATCGAGTCGGCCATCTTCTCTGAGACCGGGCCGTCCGAGTACGTCAACAAGACGAACATGCAGAAGATGGTCGGCTATGACGCCATGTCCACCGGCCTCTCCGGCGACTGGGGCAACTGTCACACGACCTGGTTCAACCCGGTCAAGTGGGGCTACTCCGTCAAGCTCATCGCCACGGTCACGGCCAGCGCGGCGCCTGTAGGCGGGGGCATGGTCTTCGCCATCGACCAGCACATCGTCGGCCCTATCGACCTCCAGATCCCCGTGCTGTTCATCGGGACGACCCTGTGCAACCAGGACGACCTGACCGAGACCAACGACCCTTACAACCAGAACAAGGACTCCGACCCTGCCTGGTCTTTCATCGTCAACGCTGACACCCTCACCGCGCTGAACGAAATCACCCCCGCGAATGATGACTGGTATCAGGAGTTTGTCGGCCCGGCCGACTGGACTTCGATTAACTACATCGGCCTTACCGCGGGCAGTTGCGCGGCTCAGGACGACGGCGAAGTGTGCATCCATCCGTTCTACACATATCCTCGCATCTTGAAGCCAGACCCGACCGACCCGGCGACTTTCCTTTACCGCGCCAACGTCTGCGGAGGCATGGTCAACAACCTCA